TGATTGTCAAGAAAGACCACCTATCAAAGGTGTCATCAGTCTTCTAGTCCCGATGAACGATAGGTCTTGTCTGTCTTCGACAACCACTAGGTATTCGAGGTAACCTAGTCCGAGTGATTTAACACCGACGATTTCGTCTTCATGAATGTCGTCTATTAGTGCGACGAGCGCATGATAGGTGTTCGTTTGAGGGAACACTTTATCAAACACTTCCCACCACGACACCGCATCAGCGCTATACCCTAGAAATCGCAAAAGCGACAAGGAGATAGAGCGTTTAGCGTGCCGTTCCGGGAAGACCATGCGTTTAACTATCTCGTTAGGATTTCTATCCTTCTTAGATAGTCGCCATTCATGACCTAGAAACGATACCGCGTCACTACGGCGAGTGTCGACAGTAACACTCTTCTCCGTACTGATCGTAATTCCGAGCTGGGCGGCGGTCCGCGCCATTTCGGCTGGGTGGAACTTACGATCATACCCTACGATCGCATCATCTCCAAGAATGGAAAAGTCTCGTGCGGAGAGTGATTTCCCTCCGAGCTTCATGAACACGTATTGGAGAACGATGATGTTCACGATGCTGTCGATAATCGACGTGAAACTAGACCCTGATGGAACGCCACGATGAACACGCCATATGTTCGCGTCGTGATCAACGATTCGGGTGTGAATGAAATCAGCGATGATTTCGTCGAACAGTCGCTCTTCGTCAGAAGTCATCTCCAGATGCGTTTTACATATGTTAAAAGCATCCTTGATCAGCTGAGCGCTAATCGACGAGTCGAACTTCGAGTAGTCGAGGCAGTAGATGTACCTCTTACTTGCTCTGAGTTCGGAGATGAACGACCCTTTTTCCATTGCGTCCAGTCCAAATGCGAACGGAAACCTTCTTTCCATTCCTTTATAGACGGGTTTTGAGAAACGCGTAGATAGGATAGTCGTAGCAAGCGGCGCCATCCATACGAGGCGAGTTTTTGGACCAGAAGGCCCGTGCTGAACGCGATGACCAGCCACATAGGGATCAAATTTACGTTGACCAGTGGCAATGCGCTCAGCCAACTCCACGCTTTGATCGAGAACATTTTCATTCCGATCGAAGTAAGGAGCGCCGCTGAAATGAGAACGATGAATGTGATTCGAAACCACTTCATCCACGCTGAGAGGCCTGAACCTTCTGCCCTCTGAACCCGCAAGAACGCGCGCGACTCGAAGCGCTTGTCCATAAACATCGGGGTCGAAGTCAGGGGAACAGATTCGAAAGTCAACGTGACTTCCGTCAACGGAGGGGGAACTTCGCCGGTGATCAGCGCGTACCCGATCCGTGCCGACGTGACCTCGTCGAATGTCTCGAGAGGTGTCGACTCCGTGCTGGGCTGGTATCTTGTCTCCGAGAACTCGGGGACATGAGCACCATCCGTAGCCGGATGCTCTATGTTCGACGGTCCTTGAACCGTTTGTTGGGGAACCATGAATGGGACAGCCGTATTTGGCAAGTCCCTCCTGAACCCATTGAGAGGATGTGACACTCCTATTATCCCTCTCTGGTACAAGGTCATACTCGTGACTGAGCAGTCGGTACAACGTCCAATCTACAGCTGGAACGAGTACAGAAGCTCCGAATGACCTAAGTTTCTGACGTCGAGCGTCAGAGAGACGATATGGTCCGAGGTGTTCAATCCCGGCCCGCCATTCGTTTCCGAATGCCATTTCTACCTGCTCCTTTCCTGTCGTCGATGGAGGAGACACCATCTTTGCGTCAGCCATTGGCTGGTACTGGTAAGGAACTATGTCCTCCC